TACTGCTTATGGTTCAACTGGTGATTATGCTGTAGTAGCTACTGCTTCTATTGATCCTACTGTTTACTACAGAACAAGCAGCAGCTGGGTAGTTGTAGGATCAACTCAATTGCAAGCAGCTTTACCAACTGTTGTTAGCACTGTTCTTAACCCAACATTACCTGCTGGCACTATTACTATAAACACCACTGCAGTTACCGTTACAGCAGCGATGACATTAGCGGCTCTTAAATCAGCAATTAATACTGCAAGTATCGCAGGTGTTACTGCTGATGTTGTTAATGATTATTTAGAAATTTATGCAACTAGTGCTGCTGCCAGCAGCAAGTTAGCTATAGCTGGAACGCCATTAGCTACGCTTGGTATCGCAGCAGGCACTTATCAAATTCCAACAACTCAATTTTCTGCTCATACCAGTGTTCCACAGTGGAGAGTTAGTGATACTGTAGATGCAAATTGGAGTAGTACTGTTACTTACTCGATTGGACAGCGTGTACTTTATACAGATGGAAATAGTTATGTAGCTATTCAAGCGGGCTTAAATCAACTTCCTACAGCCTCTAGTTCTACTTATTGGCAGCTAGCAACTGCTAAACCACCAGCACGTCCCAGTGGCAGTGTTTGGGTTAAAACCAATGCAGTTAATTTGGGTGCTAGTTTAGTACTAAGCAAATACAATTTGTCTGTTGACACATTTGCTCAAATTTCAACTCCGGTATACAGTGATGATTGGTCCGCAGTGGCTGGTTTAGATACTAGTGGTGGAAAACTAATTCCAACAGGATCTGTTTATGCACAGTGCAATCCAGATGTTGATGGTACAGTTAAATTCAAACTATTACGTAGAAGCAGCACATGGCCTACAACAGTAACTGGTAGTACTATTAGTTCCTATTCGCCAACTAATAATGATACATTTACTGTTCAGGTTAGCAAGGCCGGATCATCAACTTTGACTACTGCAGTAACTATAACAATTAGTTCAAGTTCAACTATTGCTACTGTAGTAGCTGCAATTAATACAGCTAGTATTCCTAATTTGACAGCATCGGGAACAACAGCAGTAACATTGACACATGCACTAGGTGGTGTGATTGTACTAAAGAACACCACAAATACTCCACTAACAGCATTAGGCATCACTAGTTCTACAACTGGCTTCCGTGCTTCGGGCAGCAATTTAGTTGCTGGCAATTGGGCAGCGTTAACAGCTTCAAGCTACACAGCAAGTTCAGTTGAGCCTAGTACCAATCCCGACACTGGCACATTGTGGTATTACAGCACCATTAGTGAAGTTGACATCATGATTCATGATGGCACTGCTAGTAGTACCGCATGGAAAGGGTATAGAACTGTTACCAGCGATGCACGTGGTTACAACTTGACACTAACTGACCCTAATGGCGTTATTGTTTCAGCATCCAAGCCTGTTACACAAAGTGATGGTACTACTGCACTAGCACTAGGTGATTTGTGGTTAGACACTAGCGATTTAGAAAACTATCCCAAACTCAGCCGTTGGCAAACAGTTACTGGTGTTAATCGTTGGGTACAAATCGACAACAGCAATCAAACTACTGAAACTGGTATTGTATTTGCTGATGCTCGCTGGGACACTGATGGGACAACCAACACAGTTACTAGCAATTTAGTTACTACTAAAGCTCTTCTAACCAGTAGCTATTTAGATATTGACGCACCTGACGCAACAGCTTACCCACGTGGTACATTGTTGTTTAACACACGTCGCAGTGGCTACAATGTCAAACAGTTCAAAGCCAACTACTTTAATTCAACAGATTTTGCCTTTAATACTTGGAGCGGAACTACTTCTTATGTGCTAGGCGATCGTGTAGTTTATACCAATGGTAAGATTTACAGATGTATCCTTGCTGTTACTAGTACAACAACTCCACCAAACGATCCAACCCGTTGGGTAGAACTAGCAACCAACACTTGGGTAAATGCAGCCGGTAATAGGTCCGATGGTAGCCCATACATGGGGCACCGTGCAGTTCGTGCATTGGTAGTAGAAGCACTAAAGAGTGCTATTGACACCAGCACAGAAATCCGTGAAGAGCAGCGTGAGTTCACACTGATTGCTTGTCCAGGATATCCAGAACTGATTCCCAACATGGTAGCACTCAACAATGATCGCAGAAATACTGCGTTCATCATTGGTGACACCAGTATGCACTTACCACCAACTGGTACAGAACTACAAAACTGGAGTGAAGGAACAAGCAGCGGCACCATGTATGATGAAGCGCTACGCACTTCTGACAACTACCTAGCTGTGTACTATCCTTCAGCATTGTATAATGACCTTACTGGAAACACTATTGCTGTTCCACCAAGCCACATGGCGCTTCGCACTATTGTACACAGTGACGATGTCAGCTATCCTTGGTTTGCACCAGCAGGCACACAGCGTGGTCTAGTAGACAATGCGTCAAGCCTAGGTTACGTAGACAGCACCACTGGCGAGTTTGTTACATTTGGTATGAGCGAAGGCATTCGTGACACACTGTACGAAACCAAGATCAACCCCATTACATATTTGCCTGGTACAGGTATTACAGTTTATGGACAAAAGACTCGCAGTGCAACAACTTCGGCATTTGATAGAATCAACGTAGCTAGACTAGTTGCTTATATCCGTGACCGCGTTGCCAAGTTGTCAAGATCGTTTATATTTGAGCCTAATGATAAAATTACTCGTGATCAGCTCAAGCAACTGGTTGAGCAACTGCTTAACGATTTAGTAGCTAAACGTGCTTTGTACGATTTCCTAGTTGTCTGTGACACAACGAACAACACACCTGTTCGTATTGATCGCAACGAATTGTACCTTGATATCGCTATCGAACCAGTTAAGGCAGTGGAGTTCATTTACATTCCGCTACGTATTAAGAACACTGGTGCTATTACTAGCAATTTTTAATTTAAAGATTTAGGAGATCTAACATGTCAGTTGCATCATTGCAAAAATTTACAGTTCCCTTAGCTACTAACCAAAGTGCTAGTAGCCAGGGTCTGTTGATGCCCAAGCTCAAATATCGTTTTCGTGTCAGTTTTGAAAACTTTGGGCTTGGAACAAATGTCACAGAACTAACCAAGCAGGTTGTTGATTTTAATAGACCTACTATGAGTATGGAACCAGTGGCGATCCACGTTTACAACAGTGTAATTCATTATGCTGGTAAGCCAAGTTGGGAAACTGTTCAGGTTAATATTCGTGATGACAGTTTAGGTAATATTTCTAAATTGGTTGGCGAACAAATTCAAAAGCAATTTGATTTCCTAGAACAGGCCAGTGCCGTTTCAGGTGTTGATTATAAGTTTGTTACACGTTGTGAAATCACTGATGGTGGTAACGGTACTGCTGCTCCATTAGTACTTGAAACTTGGGAAATGTATGGTTGCTTCCTAAGCCAAGTCAATTACGGTGAGCTAAATTACAGTAGCAGCGATCCTGTGCAAATTCAAATGACCATTAGATTTGATAATGCTGTACAGAAACCAACTGACAGTGGTGTTGGCCAAGCATTTGCAAGATTTGCACTAGGTACAACAGCAGCCTAATCAAAAAGGTTTTACATGGCTATTAATAGCGACCCGAGTAATCTACGTCTTAAAGATTTTGCTCACGGTCAAAAACTATTTGGGGTTAATCAAAATCGATTAAGCCCCAAATACAGTTTTCTTTATCATGTGTATTTTGAAATTAATCCAGCGGCTAGTAATGCTGAACAAACCATGTATAAAGGCAATAGTGACCACATAAAAGAAGTGGGCATGTTGGTTAAAAGTGTTGATTTGCCAAAATTTGAAGTAGAAATCAAAGATTTTAACGCATATAATCAACGTATTCCAGTACAAACCGGTATTAAATATAATCCGGTAAAAATTGATTTTCACGACGACAGTGCTAACATAGTTAGAAATTTTTGGGAAGACTACATGACTTACTATTATGCAGATGCATATAACAGTAATGATGTTGCTCTTGCTATGAAAAACAATCGCTATAGTCCAGCTCAAAGAAGTTCAGCTTGGGGTTTTGATCCTAGAGCTACTATGCCTTATTTAAAGTCTGTAAAAATTTACAGCATGAGTATGGACCAGTACAGTCTGTACACATTGATCAATCCCACAATTACTTCTTGGACACATGGTACTCATGTTGCAGGCCAAAACGACTTTATCGGTCATTCAATGTCTTTAAAATATGAATATGTTCGTTACGAGGATGGTGCTATACAAAATCTTAATCAGTCTAATGCTGAGTCTCTAGACACAGGAGTACTTGGTCTTAGTAAAATACACTATGATCCAGACCGTAGTGAATTGACTAAAGATAATAGATATATTAATTCAATAAGAGGATTAACTCAAAAAGAAAAAGAAAATCTATTACCATCAACAGCA